AGGAATACGAACATTTCATACATCAATCGGTAAAAAACGATAAAAACACAAAAAGCAAAGCGAAGCGGACGCACAGTAGGTCAACTGAATCACTAAGCAACAAACAGTAACTGAATTGAATGAATGATAGTAAGTGGTGTTTAGACAGGTACACCAAAACCTGGTGCAGAACAACGGACTTTGAAGTCTATCTGCATCTGGAAAACGTCTTTAATATTAGCAACATCGTAGACGAGGGATTCTTTTCCAGAGCTATCCACTTTCTTGGAAGTCGGGATAGGCGTTATTGCACCAACAAAAGCAACGGGGTAATTCGTGCGGAATTGAACTGGTTTCAGATCTAGCTGAACTCCAGGGGGAAAAGGAAGGCCTCCAGGGCCGTAAAGAGTGGTGGAAGAAGAACCGTAAAGGTTCAACGAGTAATGTACCAACCTCGGGGTCTCATGGACGAGACTTGCTCCTGAGGAGTCAACGGTAGGGGTTCCATCGGGGACGATTCCATACTTGTAATTCTGGAGCCACGCTGGGGCTGAGGAAGTGGTGCTAATTCCTCTAAGCTGGGTGAGCGTGATACGACATTCGGTAATCTCGATGGATAAAAAGTAGCGCTTGGCCCAGTCAACCACTTCGTGATCTGTGAAGCGGTAGATTCCTGAGCGGTCAAGCAAAGCAAAACTGCCAGCAGTAGAAGAAGCAGGTAATTCGAAAGAACTACCGCCAGGACCACTAACAGTAGGGGGGATTGAAATAGAAGATAAAGAGTGACTGTCACTAACAGCGACGGGGATAACAACATCAACGGCAGAAGAAGACACAGCAGAATCAGGTTTGGCATTCGACATTGAGGCAGCTTGAGGTAAGACAAGTCTTAAAGGCACTACAAGCGAACTACGCAGTGTCTTCTCGACAAGTACAGAATGCGACTCTCCATGTAAAATGGTTTTGGGGTGCCTTCGACGATGTGATAAGCAAGACCTTCATCAGTCAACAAACGAGCGGCGGCTTCAACATCCAAATTGAGGAACCTGCGGTAGTAACTGCGCGGTTTATTAGGCCTCAAAACTCGAACACATTCAGCGAGACAAGCCTTCTTCGGATCAACAACAACGGCAACAACTTTCTTGGTATAAGAGTGGCGGAAAAACTTCCAATGTCTGAGGGACATCATATAAGCAATGATCTGAGCGCACTCATCTCCAGTAAAGAAAGGGTAAAGCAATGGGCAAGCGATCTTCAAGAACTCAACTTCTTCAGCGTCATAATCAGTGGCACGAGAAATGTAAGAGCGGTAAAGCTCCAGGACTGATACATTCTCGTCGGGCAGACGGGTTAGGTGTTTCATGAAGGCTCGGATTGGGTCAACCAAATAGCGTTTTGAATTGTGAAAACGACCAGCATGGTAAGGAACTGCTCCCATCTCTATTTTTAGAACAACAGCAGCAAAGCAGGGTCGAGCAGCGAAACGGTGAGGTCTCAAACTCTCAATCCATCCATGAACATCATCTCCTTTCTCAACAATAACAGCAGTGTCAGCATCGCGGTACTTGCAGGCGACACACAACAGTTCCATAATGTCATTGCGAATCAACGTCCACGGATCACCAGAACCAAGGTTGAAACTAACAGAACCACTGACGAGCGACTCATCACGAGACTTAATCCGGTACGAACTAGCGTACATAAGATAAAGCTCACAATCATCATCAGCGACTCCAGCATCTCTCAAAAGAAGAAGAAATTGCATCAACATTTCAGCAGTGTGGCTGCTATCTTGTTTTGAAACGTCACATTGCAAATTCTTTGAACCAGTCAAAGCATCACCG